CCAAATTATGCAGGCGATGGCACATCTGGCATCTTTGTCTGGGGCGCGCAGCTTCAAACCGGCTCGACGGCCACCACCTACACACGCAACAATGGCGGTAGGTTCCCGCCACGCTTTGACTACGACCCAGCCACGCTCCAGCCGAAGGGCATCTTGATCGAAGAGCAGCGGGTGAATTTGTTGTTAAGAAGCGAACAGTATGACAACGCTACTTGGCAAAAATCTACCGGCGGCGTTGCGTCAGCCCCATCTATAACGGCTGATTTTGGAACTTCGCCAGACGGCACTAACAATGCAGACCGCGCCCAATTTGCCTTGAACGGCGGCACGACCTCGACGGATAGGTCGCTTCTTTCGCAAACGGTAACAATTGTAAATGCTACATCCTACACGTTTTCTGTTTGGCTTCGCTCTCTTAGCGGGACTGTTGCAATGGGCATTGGATGTGACGGTGTTGCAGGCAATACGCCGATTACGGTTACTTCAACATGGCAACGCTTCACGCTCACTGGCACGTCTACTGGAACCTCTGGCCTAGCGTGGCTCCAGCTTCGCGGTGGTCAGACGCCTACACAGGCTAACGCAGCCGATGTTCTTGTCTACGGCGCACAGCTTGAAGCCGGAGCATTCGCCACAAGCTATATACCTACTGTCGCCAGCCAAGTGACACGGGCCGCTGACCAGTGCAGCATCGTCGCACCGATGTTCGCGCCTTGGTATAACCAGAGCGAGGGGACTTTTGTTGCGGAGGCCGTCACGATAAAACCACCGGCTGTTGCTACGGCAAATTTCGTATTTATTGCCTCTGACGGAACGCAAAACGAGCGTGTTCAAAGTGTGTTTGACACTTCAAATGCGACAGCAGGCGTTATCGACGGAAACGTCTCACAGGCAAACTTCACTAACGCATACACACTCAATCAGACAATCAAGTGCGCTATTGCTTACAAGGTTAATGATTTTGCGGCCTCGTTTAATGGTTCAACAGCAACGACTGATACTAGCGGAACCATACCAACCGTAAACCGGATGTCACTTGGCTCTAGCTGGGACGGATTAAACTTCTTCCTCAACGGCCACATCCGCTCCGTTCAATTCTACCCATTCCGTGCATCTGACACTCAACTACAGGCTTTAACGACATGACCCAAGACCTATATCTTAAAACCCTGACCGAAGACGAAATGGACGTCGCGCTGCTTGAGGCTGGCGTCATTGACGATGAGGGCAACCCAACGCCGGACTTCTCCGTCGATCAGATTGGCCCGTTCAGTAAGGTCGTCGGCTACGACGCGAAGGGCGAGCCTATCGTCGAGGATTATCCCGACTGGCACACCAACTTGCGTGGTAGCTTCGACGAGGATCAGTTGGCCTTGCTGACGCCATTGACCGTCGAGCCAGTCGTACCGTACCGCGTCTGGGCGTGATGGACAACGCGTTCGACCTCCGGCTGTTTAAGGCCAAGAACCACATCGACGACGCGCTGGGCGTGCGTCCGATGCCTAGTCAGCGCGTGCCCAACCTCGGACCGGTGCCCAACCAGCGGCCAATGCAGATACCGGGCAACCCGCAGCTCACCCCGCAGGGTATGGCCGTCTCAGGCCAACGGCAGGTCGGCCCCGGCATGGTCAGCGGCGGCGCGATGGTCGGCCCTCAAGGCTTTGGCGGCGGTGGCGTTAACTACAGCGCGCCTGTCGCGGGCGGTCAGTTCAACGTCGGCGCGTCGATGGATCCACGCATGCAGATGGCCCAGATGCAAGCACAATATCAACGCGGCCCGTTCAGCGTAGGCGCACAGTACCAGCCGGGCGCTGGCGTCTCTGGCGGCGTGCAATATCGGAAGGCGTTTGCCAAGGGCGGCCTCGCAATGGCCGAGGGCGGCGCGTGGACACGCAAGGAGGGGCAGAACTCCGAGGGCGGCCTTAATGCCAAGGGCCGCGCATCGCTGAAGGCGCAGGGCAAGGACATCAAGCCGCCCGTCAGCGCCAAGCAGGCGAAGAAGTCACCGAAGGCAGCCGCGCGTCGCAAATCATTTTGCGCACGCATGTCAGGCATGCAAGGGCCGATGAAGGACGACAAGGGTCGCCCGACACGCAAGGCACTTTCACTACGCAAATGGGATTGTTGACATGAGCGACTTTGCTGTAAAACCTGTCTGGGACAAGAAGCGCCCGAAAGACCTCGGCAAGCCGAAAGACTTGTCGGTGAAGAAGAAGAAATCTGCTAAGGCTCGCGCGAAAGCAGCCGGACGACCCTTCCCGAATTTAATCGATAATATGGCTGCGGCCCGCAAGAAAGGTAAGTAACATGGACGGATTTAAAGACAGCACCCGTATGAAGTACATGACAGGCGGCACGTACAACGAACGCGGCAAGCGCGCCACGATGGCTGAGATTGCAGCGGAAGATCGTCGCATGGCTGGCCGCCCAGTTGAGGGTGTATCCACACGCCCAACCGACAGCTCGGGTCGGCGCATGACGAATGAACAACTTGGCGTGACACCGGGCGGAGTATCTCCCGCTAAGAAGAAGGAGATGCCGAAGACCCCTGCTAGTGGAATAGGCGGCGGTGCTTTGGCTGGTGCTGCTGCGGGTGCTTTGGCTGGTGCCGCAGCCCGCGCCGCTGCTAAGGCTGTTCCGCGTGGAATGGGCGCTATGTCCGATCGCGAAATGCAGATGCTGAAAGCTGCGGCGAAGAAGCCAGTGAAGAAGGCTGTGGGCGGCTCGGTAAGCGACAAGCCAATGTCGGGGATGCCAGTTGGCTACGGCGGAGTAAAGGCGAAGGTGTCCGCCCTGAAAGAGCGTATAGCAGACATTAGAAATAAGACGCCGGTGACGCCTGAACCGCCAACGTCGCCGAAGTTCTATTCTGACCCGAAGTCCGCGCCAACTATGGTCGCGAAAAGGTCGGTCGGTATGCCAGTACCGGGAGACGACTCGATGTACGCCCCCGAATATCGTGTCGGCGGCAAATACGGCCCTAAGACAGCGGCAGCGCCGACACGCGGCCCAAGCATGTCGCCTGCGTTTAGCGATCGCCCGATGATCCGGCGCAGCAAGGGCGGTCTGACCGCAATGCCAAAGGGCAAGTGCTAATATAAATGAACTGCTCGCCTTGCTGGCGGGCAGTTTTTGCGCTATACCACCGACGCTAGAGGTGCTTGCTGTCATCGGCTTGCTGCTGCGATAACAATGCGAGCACACCCACATGGCGTTTTCAGACACAGTTTCACAGACGAATTTTAACACACGGCGAATTATTGATAATTCAATTAGGCGCTGTAAACTGACGGCGCAACAAATCACCGCCGAACACATCGACATCGCCAACGACCAGCTATACCTGTTCCTCTCCGACTTGGCCAACCAAGGCGCGCCGCTCTGGTGCATCGAGAAGCAGATTTACCCGCTGTACGACGGCGTGGGCGACATCACGATGCTCGACGGAACCGTCGACATCCTGAACAGCAACTTCCGCTGGCTCCAAGAGGTGACCGGCATAAACGCCGATACGTCAACGTCGCGCACAGTTAGCTTCACCACAGACATTTTTGTGGCCAACGTCGGCGTCTACTGGACTGCCGCCGCCGTGCCCGTCGCCCTTGAGCGTTCCGACGACAACATAGTCTGGACCACAATCCAAACCGAGACGCCAACGGCGACCGCAGGCCAGTGGACTTGGTTTGACCTCGACAGCAGCATAGCAACCCCGTACTTCCGCGTCCGCGCAACGACAGGGACGCTCAATTTCAGCCAAATCTATCTGGCCAACACGCCGACCGAGATCCCATTGGCGCGCATGAACCGCGACGACTACACGAATTTGCCAAATAAGGCGTTTCAGTCGAACCGCCCGCTGCAATACTGGTTCGACCGTCAGGTTAACAATCCAATTATGCACATGTGGCCCGTGCCAAACTTGGCAGCCACCGTCTGTCAGATCGTTGTGTGGCGTCAGCGCTACATTATGGACGTCGGCACCATGACGCAGGACGTTGAAGTGCCCCAGCGCTGGCTCGAGGCCATCGTTGCGGGTCTGGCGGCCAAGATGGCGCTTGAGTTGGTCGAAGTTGACGTCAACTTGATCCCGATCTTGGACCAAAAGGCGGCAATTTCGCTGAATATCGCGCAAATGGAAGAGCGCGACAACAGTCCGATGATGATCGCTCCTAACATTTCACCATACACAAAGTGATGTAGGATTATGCCTGTATATCTCAGCACTCGCGGGAAGACCACACTCGGTATCGGCATCTGTGGCCGGTGCAGCCGCAAGTTTTCGCTCGACGACTTGTATCCAGACCCGAACTACCCCGGTTTGCGCGTCTGCAAGGACGACATGGACAACTTCGACCCGTATCGCTTACCTGCGCGGCAGCCTGAAACCATTGCGCTTCAGTATCCACGCCCCGACACACCGTTGGACGGTGTATGATGGAAATTTTAACGCTTGAGCCTATCGGTCCCAGTTTGTCTGGCGTCTCGACTGTTGCCGCGCGTGTAGATCTTGTCCGCCTGACAGCGGACTTGAGCGACACCACGGAAACACAAGGCGTGCTCCCCTTGTCCCGTGGCGGCACCGGCAGCAGCCTGTCTCCTGCTGTCGGTGCTACCTTTTTCATAGCGAGAACCTAACATGATTGAAGAACTCATCAGCCGCGTGTTCTACGCACGCAACGTCGCACACTTCGAGCACTGGCGCGCCAAGGGCGACGGCAGTTTTGCAAAGCACATGTCACTGGGCGACTTCTACGACGACGTGATCGACGCAATCGACAAGCTCGTGGAGGCCTACCAAGGTGCGTTCAGCCTCATCGGCAACATACCGGCCCCAAAGGTGACGGAACGTGACGTGCTGAAGCTCCTAGAGGCCGACGCGGACTGGATCGAGGAGCATCACGAGGACATCTGCAAGGGCAACCGCGCTGTGGCCAACTTGGTCGACGGTGTCACCGACACGTATCTGACCACCATATACAAGCTGCGGAACCTGAAATAATGGAAATCGACATCAACACCATAATCACTGTCATCGGCTTCATTGGCGGCCTGATCACGGTGTGGGTGAACCTCAACAGCAGACTGACGCTGCTTGAGGCGCGCCTTGGCTTTGGTGACGAGAAGTTCAACGCCATCGACAAGAAGTTCGACGAGGTGATGATGCACCTCCGCCGGATCGAGGATAAATTGGATAACAAGGCGGATCGGTGATGAAGTGGCTCCTGCTACCCCTCGCGGCTTTGGCCCTCATGGGCTGCAAAGACCGCTATCGGTATGACTGCCAAGACCCTGAGAATTGGCAGGAGGAAATCTGCAAGAAGCCTAAGTGTGTAGCTATGGGCTACTGCACCGAGTGGCTGATAAATACGGGTGAAGAAGAGCATGAAGCCCACTAGCGAATGGTCGCCAGAGGAATTGCTGCGGTTCATCGTCGGCATCGTACTGTCGCTGACGCTGACATTTATTGTAGCTACAGTATTATACTCGCTGGTGTTTGTGTCGCAGCCAATGGAGGGGCAGTCCCCGAATGACGCTGAGTTTTTTAAGCTGATTAACCCTATCGCGACATTTATCGTAGGGGCGTTGGCAGGATTGATGGCAGGGCAGGGCAGCGGCGGCATGAAGAAAAAGCCGCCAGAAAAAGGAGAATGTGATGAGCTTCCTAAATAGTTTTGAAAGTAATAAAGACGGCGTGAACGATACCGTTGAGTTTGTCATTCGCGTGGCCATCGTCACACTGTCGGCGGTTATCCTTGTTGTCGTACTGGCGCTTGCCGTTGGCCTGTTTGTGTCAAACGACGTTGTAAGCAGCGCAGCTATCCTTGAAACAGTCAATCCTGCCTTCCAGACAATTATTGGTGCCTTTGTGGGCCTGCTTGGTGGCCTAAGCCTCAACGCCAATGCGCGGGATAAGGGAGAGCCTGCGCCGGAAGAGCCATTGGAATTAGATACACCTGAGCCTGAGCCTGAGGCACCAAAGACCTTCAGCGACCCTGCCGACCCGGTAATCCCCGCCACAACGATCTTCCCTAAAAATGAAGATGACGATGATGAGATGGAGCCTTGGGAAAAGTATCGTAACGATCTGCGCTATGACGCCAATGGCGATGGTGTGGTTGATGAAGCTGACTTTCCTGACTGGCGCAACCCAGCAGCATAATGGCAGGTGAACTCTCCACCGTTGAGATGATTGGCCAGCTTTGGCCTATCGTTCTTGCATTCATCACCCTGACGATCATCCTCGCCAAGATGGATGTGCGGCTGGGTGTGGCGGAAGAGAAGATCAAAACGCTCTTTGAGTTATGGAATAATCGGAAGGACGATAAATGAGCCTGATTAACCTTCAACAGAAAATAGGAGTAACGGCAGATGGCGCGTTCGGCCCGGGCACATTTAAGGCGGCTGCGGCTTATTATAAGCTATCACCTAATCGTGCAGCGCATTTCTTTGCTCAGACAGCGCATGAAAGTGGCGGCTTCAAGGCTTTTAGCGAGAACTTGAACTACGGCGCGAGGGGTCTACGTAATATCTTTGGGAAGTACTTTCAGACAGACGCAATAGCCAAGGCTTATGAACGCCAACCGCAGCGCATTGCTAACCGCGCCTACGCCAACCGCATGGGTAATGGCGACGAAGCTTCAGGCGAAGGGTTCGCTTTTCGTGGCAGGGGTGCCCTCCAATTGACTGGCAAATTTAACTATAAGGCGTTCTCCGACTATATCGGTCGCCCAGATGTGATGACTAACCCAGACCTCGTGGCTGGTGAACTCTGCTTTGAAAGCGCCCTGTGGTTCTTCGATAAGAATAAGCTTTGGGGCATCTGCGATAAGGGCATCAATGAAGCTGCTATCCGTGAGTTAAGTTCCCGGATCAACGGCAGCAAAAACCCGCATGGCCTTGACGACCGTCGCATGAAGACCAAGAAGTACGCGACGTGGCTTTAATAAACCCAATCATGATATATGGTTTAGCAGGCGCTTTGATTATTGGCGCAGCTTCTGGGTATAAGGTCCGCGATTGGCAGTGCGATGCCGCATTCGCAAAGGCATTGGAGAAGGCTGAAAAGCTACGCGTCAAAAAACAAGAGGTAGTAGACAATGTTTCGCAAACCTACGAAGTTGAACGAGATCAAGCCAATGTGGTGGCAACCGAACGCACAAACACCATACGTGAAATATACAAAACGGCTCCTGCCGTTCCTGTTGATTGCGCTGGTTCTGATGCTCTGCGCAGGGTGCTCGAAAGCGGTGTCCGTGACGCCAATGCCGCTACCACCGGCAAACCTAGCGGCGAAGTGCCCGACACTTCAAGACCCGCCACTCGTACTGATTGACCCTGAGCGCGCGCTTTGGGAAGCTGACATCATTGCAAAGTATACGGACTGTAGTGTAAAGCACCGCTTGACGGTTAAAGCATGGACAGACGCAGTAGCTGTAAAATGATAAAAACAGGTTTTCTGGTGCGCAAAACGTAAAAAACTGATATAGGGGCGCGTTATGGCCACTGCAATGACATTCACGACGTTGAAACAAGACGTGCAGCGCTATCTTGAGCGCGGCAACACACTCGCGTCGGACCCCATTGTCTTTGAACAAATCCCGCGTCTGATCAACCTCGCCGAGCGCCGCATCGCCCGCGAGCTGAAAGTCGAGGGTTTCATCAACGTCGTGACCGGCACGCTCTCTGCGGGTCAGTCTGTCTACCCCAAGCCCGATCGCTGGCGCGACACCGTGTCGATCAACATCGGCACAGGCGCGACTGGGAACAACCGCAAACTCTTGTTTTCTCGCGTCTACGAATATCTGCGCTCCTACTGGCCAAACGCCTTAGAGACGGACACACCTTTATTCTACAGCGACTATGACTACAGTCACTGGCTGCTCGCACCGACGCCAGACGTCGCATACCCGTTTGAAATCCTGTATTACGAACTGCCGCCATTGCTTGACGAGAGCGTGCAGACGAACTGGATTACCGAATACGCCCCGCAGCTTCTGCTTTACGGCACGCTGGTTGAGGCAACGCCGTTCCTGAAGAACGACGAACGCATCCCAGTTTGGCAGAGCATGTACGATCGCGCGGCGGCAATGTTGAACGGCGAAGATCTCGCCAAAATCCTAGACCGATCCGCCGTGCGTAAGGAGGCATAGCATATGTGCCCCCTGAAAAAAGTTGAAAGGTTAGCCGCATAATGTCCACGTCATTCACTCAAGTCTTCGGCGGTACAACGATATACCCCTCAGACGTATCGTATCTCCCACTTGCGCTGACCAGCGACATATCCCTCGAGTGGCCGCTTGAGGCCACCACCGGCAACAACGTCGTCGCCCGCATCATCGACATCACGCCAACCGGTCCGTACACCGTCACACTTCCCGACGCGATGTCAGTCGGCGTCGGCCAGACGATCCTGTTCAACAACCTCGGCCCCGACACAATCACCATCGACAACGCCGCAGGCAACGCGATCCTGAGCATCGGCGCGGGCGAGCAGTGGCAGTGCTACCTCATCAGCAACACCACCGTCGGCGGTGTCTGGCGCACTTTCCGTTACGGCGCTGCCGTGGCGCAGGCGCAAGCCGCAGCGCTGGCTGGCGCGGGTCTGGTTGCCTCTGGCTCGACCCTCGCACAGAATTACGAAGTCGTTGACTTCTCGATTACGCCATACAGCCTCACGGCCCCTGACCGCGCAAAGGTCTTTGTCTGGAACGGCGGCCTCGGCACGATGAACCTGCCTACCGCTGTCGCCGCTGGCGACGGCTGGTTCGTTCAGGTCCGCAACGGCGGCCAAGGCGATCTCACCATCGACCCAGCTGGTTCCGAGCTTATCAACGCGTCGTCCACGCTCCTCTTGCAGCCGGGCGATAGCGCCGTCATCGTCAGCGACGGCGTCCAGTGGTACACCATTGGCCTCGGGCAGCAGGCGGTCTTCGCCTTCGACTACACGACTATTGCTGTCACTGGCGGCACGTACACACTCGCTGGCTCTGAGTTGAACCGCATCGCGTACAAGTTTACGGGCACGCTGTCGTCTAACGTCAACATCGTCGTGCCCGCAACGGTGCAGCAGTACTGGGTCAACAACGCCACGACTGGCGCATTTACGCTCGGCGTAAAGACATCCAGCGGCGCGGCCACTCTGGTCACGCAGGGCGCAACGGCCATCCTGTACTGCGACGGCACGAACATCATCTCAGCCACCACCTCAGCGGCCTTTGCGGGCACAGTCCCAATTTCACAAGGCGGCACCGGCGCGGTTAACGCACCTTCAGCGTTGACCAACCTCGGCGGCACAGGCATCGGCACGGCGGTCTTTACGGCAGCCACAACATCCGCGGCCCGCTCTGCCATCGCGGCGGCTGGCTCTGGCGCGAACTCCGACATCACGTCACTGACTGGCCTCACGACGCCACTGAGCGTTGCGCAGGGCGGAACCAATGCAACGACGGCTGGCGCTGCGCGCTCAAGCCTTGGCGCAGCGGCGAGCGGCTCAAACGCGGACATCACGGCGCTGACCAATGCGGCAGGTATCCAGATCGGCGCGCCTACGCTTGGCGCGCGGGGTGCGGGCACGATCAACGCCACGGGCCTCTTCATCAACGGCGTGGGCGTCGGGACGGGTTCCGGCTCGGTGACCAGCGTTGCGGCGACTGTGCCCTCGTTCCTGTCCGTGACCGGTTCGCCGATCACGACGTCAGGCACGCTGGCAATCTCGCTGTCGGGCACTGCGCTTCCTGTCGCCAACGGCGGAACGGGTCAGACGACGTACACCGACGGGCAGTTGCTCATCGGTAACAGCACCGGCAACACGCTCACGAAGGCGACGTTGACGGCGGGCTCGGGCATTACCATCACAAACAGCGCGGGCGGTATCTCCATCGCGTCTACCGCTGGTGGCGGTACAGTTACCTCAGTGGCCGCGTCGGGCGGCACAACCGGTCTTTCATTTACTGGCTCGCCAATTACAGGCGCGGGCACACTCACTCTAGGGGGAACCTTAGCGATAGCGTCTGGGGGCACTGGCGCGACCAGTGCCTCTGGCGCGAGGCTTACCCTCCTCGCGGCTGGCTCCGGCGCGAACAGCGACATCACGTCACTTACCGGCTTGACCACGGCACTGTCAGTCGGTCAAGGCGGCACAGGTGTCGCAACCACGCCGACAAATGGTCAACTTCTAATTGGCAACGGCACTGGGTACAGCGTTGCCGCGCTTACCGCAGGTTCAGGCATAACCGTCACGAACAGTGCGGGCGGGATCACTATCGCCTCTACTGCGGGCGGCGGCACGGTCACGTCAGTCGCCGTTAGCGGGGGCACGACAGGTCTTACCACCAGCGGAGGCCCGATCACCGGAAGCGGCACCATCACTTTCGCGGGCACGCTCGCTGTGGCCAACGGCGGCACAGGCGCAACGACCGCGGGCGCAGCCTTAACTTCTCTCGGTGCTTACGCCGCGAGCAACCCAAGCGGCTTCACGTCGAACACAGGCACGGTAACTTCAGTTTCTGGCTCAGGTGGCACGACGGGTCTCACCTTGACTGGCGGCGCAATTACGACGTCCGGCACTCTTACCCTCGGCGGCACGCTTGCCGTTGCTAACGGCGGTACAGGATCGACTTCCTCGGCAGGCGCTGCCACCAACCTCGGCCTTGGCACTGCGTCAAACGTACAATTTAACTCGTTGGGCGTCGGCACTGCTGGATCGGGTACTGCGGGCGAGATCCGTGCGACCAACAACGTCACGGCCTTCTACTCGTCTGATGCGCGCTTGAAAGAGAATGTGCGCCCGATTGAAAACGCACTCGACATCGTGACTACTGTCGGCGGCAAGACGTTCGACTGGACTGATGCCTACATCGCAGAGCATGGCGGCGAGGACGGCTACTTCGTAACCAAGTCAGATTTCGGTGTCATTGCACAGGATGTGCAGGAAATGTTCCCGCTGGCCGTTCGCACACGCGACGATGGCACCTTGGCCGTTGACTACGAGAAACTCGTTGCTGTCGCCTTCGCGGCCATCAAAGAGTTAAAGGCTGAAGTGGACGAGCTACGGGGCGCTAAGTAATGGCACTGCCTACCAGCGGCCCCCTCACACTCGCCAATATCCAAACTGAGTTTGGTGGCACGAACCCTATCGGGTTGAACGAGTATTATGCTGGCGGGGCGAACGTCCCTTCAGGCACAAGCGGAACTTACGGCGCGGTGCCGTCAAGCGGAGCAATCAGCATCCGTAACTTTTACGGCACAAGCAAATTTACGCCAGTTACGAACACGTATACGACAGGCACAGGCGCGACCGAGACGGTGCCTACAGGGGCCACTTCTGTTACGATTACCGTGGATGGCGGCGGCGGCGCGGGTGGCTTTAACGCTACCACCCTCGGCGGTGGCGGCGGCGGCGGCTCACGGGCCGTGCGGACTATCGCCGTTGTTGGTGGAAACACCATGACCTACACAGTCGGCGGCACGACGACGGGACGCACTACACAGGGTATCGGCGGTACAGGCAAAACTTCCTCAGTGTCCGGCACAGTTTCTGGCGGTTCGGTAAGTATGACTGCCAATGGTGGGATTGGCGGCAACACCAGTGCTGGCGGCACAGGCGGCTCGGCAACTGGCGGCACCACCAACACCAGCGGCGACGATGGACAAGACGCAGTAAACGGCGGCGACGGAGGCAACGGCGCAAGCGGCGCTGCGGGCGGCGTAGCCCCCGGCAATGGTTCGGCTCCCGGTGGCGGTGGCGGTGCCAGTGGCCTCGATCTGAGCAACGTCGTCTCCGGTACGGGTGCCCGTGGCCAAGTTTCGTTCGCGTACACGTAAGGATTACAGATGGCCGAGAACATTGTCCAGATAATATCAAAGCCCGGCATTAAGCGGGACGGCACGCGCCTTGAGGGCGACCAGTACGTTGACGGCCAGTGGGTCCGCTTCCAGCGCGGGCTGCCGCGTAAGATTGGCGGCTACCGCTCGATCAACAAGTTCTTGCGCGGCCTGCCGCGTGCGCTGCATGAGTATACGCAGGATTTGCTGACATACGTCCACGCCGGATCGTCCGACCGCCTTGAGCGCTTCTTCATCGACGGCACGTACAACACGAGCGTCATCACCGATCGCACGCCCGCGTCGGGCTTCACCGTAGACAACGGCAATATGTGGCAGTTCGCCACGGCCTACGACACGACCAACGGCAACCAGATCGTCGCGCAAGTCGCGCCGAACCTGAACTGCATATGCAACAGCGACGGCGGCGCGCTCTTCGTCGGCGACCTCCTCGGCACGAGTGCCTTGACTGAAGTCACCACGGTGCCCGCCAACTTCAACGTCACTGGCGGCGTCGTCACGCTGCCGCCGTATACGTTCGCCTTCGGCAACGACGGCTACGCGGCGTGGTCCGTGCCGAACGATCCGGCGGACTTTACCAGCTCTGGCGCAGGCAATGCGTACATTACAGGCCAGAAGATCGTCAAAGCCATGCCACTGCGCGGCGGACCGGGCAACAGCCCGTCTGGCCTGTTCTGGTCGGCGGACAGCCTGATACGCGGCACGTATGTCGGCGGCACGGCGGTATTCCAGTTCGACACCATCAGCGCGCAGTCGTCGATCCTGTCGGCCAACAGCGTCATCGAGTATGACGGCATCTTCTACTGGATCGGCACGGACCGCTTCCTGTCGTTCAACGGCGTCGTGCGCGAGATCGAGAACAATCTGAACCTCAACTTCTTCTTCGATAACCTAAACTATCCCCAGCGCCAGAAGGTGTTCGCGTATAAGGTTCCGCGCTTCGGTGAGATATGGTGGTGCTTCCCGTTTGGCGACAGCATCGAGCCGAACCACGCCGTCATCTACAACGTGCGCGAAGGCACATGGTACGACACCGAGCTGCCCAATGGCGGGCGCGGCGCGGGCCTCTTCCCTGCCGTGTTCAGCAAGCCGCTCCTGTCAGGCGTCGAGCCGCAGGAGGCCGAGGCCGTTGCGGCTGCGGTAGTTGCGGCAGGAACAGGTTACGCCGTGGGCAACACGCTCACTGTCGTTGGCGGCCTCGGCCAGCTTGACACTGAGTTGACGGTCACGACTGTCAGCAGCGGTGTCATCACTGGCGTCACCATCAGCAATGCGGGCCAATACACCGAGATCCCGACCAACCCAGTCAGTGTGACTGGCGGAGCGGGTTCTGCCGCGACGTTCAATCTGACGTTCGACAACCCGTACAAGTTCTGGGTTCACGAGGTCGGCACGGACGAGATCGACGGCCTGACGCTCAACCCGATACAGTCGTTCTTTGAGACTGCCGACTTGTGCCTGCCTGTCACGGCGCAGAAAAACAAGGCCCTTCAGGTGCTGATGCTTGAGCCTGACTTCGTGCAGAACGGCGACATGACAGTGGCCGTTCACGGTCGGGCCAACGCCCGCTCGCCGGAAGTCGAGACCGAGCCGATGATGTTCCCCGAGACTGCGCAGACGCCGCAGGAGCAGGTCGTCTTCTTCAAGACGCAGCGCCGCCAGTTGCGCTTCCGCTTCGAGAGCAACACTCTCGGCGGAAATTATCAAATGGGGTTAATCCTTGCGCATTTGCAAGAAGGTGATGGAACGACACTTGGCTGATGATTGACCCGCGCAACATGACTTGGCAAGACTGGGCCTGTTCAGTTATACTGTCCGTCAACGACGCGTGGGCCTTCGGCACGCCTCCCGAGGAGGCCGAGTGGCAGGGCTGGGCTATAGGGCTGTTGCGTGCCTCACCATTTACGCAACAAATTATTCCCGATCCCTATCAGTTCTCTGATTGGCGAGAGTGGGGAATGCGTGTATATCCAATGCTCGAAGGTACAAGCTCATGAATTACATCCCCGGCTTCAGTAACTATTTGGAGGCATCCGTGCCTGAGTACGGGCCCGCGCCGATTATGGACGCGGAGCCTGTCGTACCACAGCGGGCGATGGTTGAGCCTGCGACGCAGGAGGCCGCACCAATGGATTATGGTGCTTTGGCTGGCTTGGATCTGAGCGGCCTAAACAACCTGTACGGAATGAACTTCGGCACAGACTTTGGCGGCGGCGCTATGGGCGGAATATACCCAGACGATCCGAATACCGAATACATTGCTGCACCGCTATCCAACAGAGGCAACTTCACCGCGCAATCGGGCAATGCGTTCGTCATGGGAGCCGACCAGCCGGTGCGCCTCGTTGACCTTAACACCAACACGGTTATCTTCGAGGGCACAGGCTACGACGCCGCGCGCGAGGCAACCCGACTGGGTCAGAACCTGAGCGACACAATGGGCCGCAAAGCGGCGTACGACATCCAAACGGCAGACCCGTCGGGTGTGTATGTAACCGTAGCCAACGAGAAGAAGAACAAGAGCACGCTGGGCACGATTGCTCAGGTCGCAGGAACCTTAGCTCCGCTGGCGATGATCCCGCTGACTATGGGCCTATCCGCCCCCTTGGCTGGTATAACTACTGCGGGCAAGGTTGCCCTTGGAGCGGGCCTCGGTGGTCTAGGCTCTGCGCTAAAAGGTGACAACGTCCTTAAAGGCGCGGCGATGGGCGGCCTCTCCGCTGCCGGTGGCGGGTATCTTGGAAAAACACTAGGTTCAGTAGGCAACATTGGTCTTAGAGCAGGCACCGCAATAGGCACTGGCCTCGGCTCCACAGCAGGCGGTTTAGTTACCGGCCAGAGCTTGAAGAACTCACTCCTTGGTGGCGTTGCTTCTGGTGCGCTTAGTTACGTCACGCCCGACATAGTTAAAGGCCTTGGTATAAATCAAGGTGCTCCCGTAAGCTCGAACACAAGCGCCGATACAAGCACCAGCACTGGCGCGGACGCAGGCGCAGGCGGCTTTGACGGCATAAATGTAGTAGGCCGTAGTCTTACACCCAGCTTTTCGACCACAAACGTAAATCTCGGCGGGTTCAAAACACCTACTCAAAAGTATTTGAGAGACGCCGAAGCAGACGACGTAATCAACCCCGAAACGCGCACGCCTTACAACACTGGGTATGATGGTGATATCATTAAAGTCACTGGCTCAGTTCCCGGTGCGGTTACTGGTGGCCTAAACCTAGATCGTTTCATAGCGGACCCTGCGGCGGACAGAGGCGATGAAGACATCATCAAGGTAACAGGTAGAAGGACTATCCCCGGCGAGGTTACTGGCGGTTTCACAGGGAACGCAGCGGTGGACCGGCTTCTTCCCCCAGAAACGTCAGAACTCGGTGATGAAGACATCATCAAGGTAACAGGCCAGCGCCCCGGCGCGGTTACTGGCGGCTTAAACTTAAGCGCACTTACATCAACGGTTCCGGCGGTTTCGCCAAATGACATTGTTGTAAACGCTACTACGAAGACCACCCCCAGTGCAGTTACTGGTGGCCTTACCTTGTCGCCAGATACGGTTACCGACATCGACCAGAAGTCGGAAGCCGAAAGAAAGGCTGAAGAAGAGCGGAAGAAACTCGGCCTTGAAGAGTATCTGCGCATCGCGGGTCTCCTTTCTGGCTTAGTCGGCGGTGGTGGCGGTGGTGGCTCAGGCTCGTCAGGCACATACGGCGGCGGCGGCACTGGTCGCCTGAACCCGATCTTCTCAGCCAAGCTGCCATCCGCAGGCGGTTTTGGTGTGAACCGCACAGCGCGTCCGATGGGCGACGTAGATTGGCTGACTTACGGCACACGGCCTGAGCTTAACTTCTTCGACTACGCGGCGCGGAACAACCCCGCGCCTATCACCACACCTATACCTAACAACCCCGCCGGTCCGATCATGAACCAAAAAGATCCGATGCAGTTTGCAAAGGGTGGCCGCAGCCAATTTGCGGTCAACGGCGCAGGCACTGGCCGCAGTGACGACATCCCTGCGGTGCTGTCCGACGGCGAGTATGTGATTGACGCCGAGACTGTCGCCCTGCTGGGTGACGGATCGAACAAGGCTGGCGCAAAGAAGCTGGACGAGCTTCGGGTCAAAGTAAGAAAACACAAGGGTCAGAAGTTGGCAAAAGGCCGTTTTAGTGCTAATGCCAAGAAGCCCGAAGCATATCTGTCTGGAGGACGTATTTAATGGCTGTCAGTTCATTCCTGTCTGAAGGGGCAGCAATCCCACAAGGCTCGGCCCTCACGGACATGACCAAGCAGCAGGTGCTGCCTGAGTGGTACACCAACTACGCGATGGACATCCTGTCGGGTCAGCAGGCTATTGCCAACCGCCCATACGCAACGGCTCCAATGCCGCGCGTCGCAGGCTTCACGCCGACGCAGCAGCAAGCCTTTGGCATGACCGGCACCGCCGCCACGGCGTATCAGCCACTGTTCAACCAAGCCACAGGCGTTGCGCAAAGCGCCGCAAACGCACCGGGCGCGTTAAACACCGCGC